TTACCGCCTTTGTTCATTTGGCATTTTCCATGATTTTACTCAGAAGAGTCATCAAGGAATTATGAAATGACTTCTAAATAATTTGTCTCTTTGGATCGATATCAGTAATGAAAAGTTGATATCCAAGAAGCACTGAGAGGAATTCCAGATAGATTTTCCTCGTTCATTCCATCCGCATGTGAGGACCGTGCCCCAAAAGCAAAGTCTGGAAGTCAGCCACAAGAGAATGTCCACTTCTGTTATGCGGGATAAAAAAAGGTGGATACACGCGGGCATGCATGTATCCACCTGATCGTTCCATGGCGCGCCCGGGAGGATTCGAACCCCCGGCCAAGAGCTTAGAAGAATACTGACGGTAGTGCCCATGAGTGCCTTTAAGCACTTATCCCCTTGATTTTCAAGTCTTACGGGTGATAGCAGATACCCATAACTGCCCATGGAATCTGAAAAGGTGGGTGACAGATGGGTGACAAATATAGATGGCAGACGATCCCCGGGAAAGAAGGGGTACTGTTCCGAGAGCATCCTACGCGTAAAAATGGCCGAGTCCCTGACCGCTGCCTTTCCATCCGTTACCGGGCTGGAGAGGGAAAGCGCATCCATGAGTCTTTGGGCTGGACCAGTGAAGGGTGGACGGTCGCCAAGGCCGTCGCCTTGCTGCGGGAGCTGAAGGAGAACATCCGCACAGGAAAGCGCCCGCAGAGCCTGCGTGAGATGAGGGCCATGGCGGAGGAGCAGAAGCAGCGCGAGGCCCAGCTGGCCAGCAGGGCAAGAATCGAAGGGCTGACTTTCCGTGAATTGGCAGAGCATTACGGACGCTGGTGCCTTCAGAATCGAGCCAGCGGCGCTCAGGTATGCCAGATCCTGGAGATGCACATACTGCCTGTTCTTGGAGATGTGCCCGCCAAGAACATCACGCCGCAGGACGTGGCGGAGCTGGGCCGGATCGTGTCCGCCAAAAGACCCCTCTCCGGGCGCAACAAAAATACGCCCGGCGCCTGCCTGTCTGCCCAGACCGTCCTGCACATCCTCAAGACAGTGCGCGAGGTCTTCAATTTTGCCTTGGAGACGCCTGCTCCTGGAGCGCCAGGCACCATGCTGTTCAGCGGCACGAATCCGGCTATCCTGAGCCGCCGCAACCGCGCCATCGTCCTGCCCAAGACAGACAGCCGCCGACTGCGTGTCCTGAGCGACACGGAGATCACAGAGCTGCTGGCCTTTCGTGGGCGGCGCGAGGAATATGGCGAATTGCATGACATGATCCTTTTCTCGCTGGACACGGGCTTGCGGGCCGGAGAGCTGGTCAACCTGCGCTGCGAAAGCTGCGATGCCGACAGCGGGACGATCCGCGTACTGGTAGGGGCCAAAGACAGCCTGCGCTCCACGAAGGGAGGGGAAACGCGCATCCTCAGAGCGGGGCGTCTCTATCCCGAAAGTCTCAACATGCTGCGCGAACGTCTGGGAAGGCTCAAGACAGGTTTTCTTTTTCCTGGTCCGGACGGCAGAGAGCGTGATGCCAATGGCCTCAACAGGGCCATGCGGCGCATCATGGACAAGCTCGGCTTTAACGATGGTGTCACCGATCCGCGCAACCGGGTGGTCTGGCATACCCTGCGGCACACGTTCGCCACACGGATGCTGGAGGCCGGGCTGGACATTTATGCCCTGAAGACGCTCATGGGCCACGCCAGCGTCACGACCACGGAGATCTATCTCCATATCTGCGACATGGACAAGCGCCGGGCCGCTCTGGCCAAGGCAGAGCTGGCCCGGCAAAAGCTGGTTACAGGGACGGGGGAACAATGAGCGTCACTCCTTTGGCTTCGAGATAAGCGAGGAAGAAGGCCGTCGGGTAGACGACAGCGTCGCCCATCTTCATACGAAACTTGGGGCCATTCCCCAGATAGTCATCGTTAGAGACGCTCTTGGAGCTGATGGCACCGCCGGTGAAATACTTGACCTCCTTCCTGGCGATCATGGGAGGAAGCTGGTCCAGGAAGCAACCCAGCACCTTCAGCTGGGGCGGATTGGGAATCCGGGTGACATTACTCATGATCTGACCTCCACAAAGCGCGTCAGCGCCGCATCGCGGACGATGCCCCACGGGCGCTTGCGCATGGTAAGCCCGGCGTCGCGGGCGGCCCCCTCCAGATCTTCGGGGCGGCCGTGCCAGTGGAACTGTGCCTGGGCAACAACAGACAAAAACTTGAAACCGAAGCTGCGATCCGTCTTGTAACGGGGGAGGACGAAGCGCAAAACCTCGCGCAGGGCCGCCTCGGCAGGACGGGTCGCTCCCTGGTCAGGGACAGCGTGCATCTTGGTGTAAAAGGGGCATGTCATGACCAAACGTTGCCCTACGGGGCAGGCCAGGCAGAGCCCCAGCTCCTGTCGGGAGGGAGTGCTGCAGATGATGCCACAGCACTCCCCGGAGCTGATGACGCGCCCCAGACGGGGGCAGGTCACCGGAGCGCTGTTCATGCCGGATCCTCTCCGGAGACGGGCTCCGCTGGCAGAAGGGCGCGCAGGCGTTCGCACTTGAGCGCGACACTGGCGTCGAGCTCATCGGCCATAAAGGGCTCGGTGCGCAACTGGTCGATCATCACCAGCACGTCGCCGATGGCATCCACCACGTCCTCACGGGAGCCGCAGCGGCCGCGGCGCAGGTGACTGATGGCCACGATGGCCTCGGCCAGTTCTTCCTGCAGGATCTGCAGCTGGGCATCCAGACCAAAGTGACGCACGGCCTGCCTGGCGAGGGATGCATCTATCAACAGGGTAGACATACGGACCTCCTACTGCCGGGGAAGGATATCGTCGGCGAGAGGGGCTTTTTTGAGATGCGCCACGATCTCGCCCAGGGCCAGCGCGCCGAACTCCGCCACCTCGGACATGCAAAGCGCTCCGGACGCGGAGCGGAAGCTCAAGTGCGATTTTGCAGCATCCCCGAAGGCGATCATCACGCAGATCATCCCGCGGGCGCCTTCCTGCTTGCCCCGGTCCATGAACTCCTTGACGCCGCGCAGGATATCGGCGCGTTTCTGGCCGATGAAAGGGGAGATATCGTCGTCCATACTCACCTCGTAAGGTCAAAATATATTTCCGTCCCGCGCTCATCGCAGCCCGGGAAGGCACGCATCAGAGCCGTCACCAGTGTGTCCGTTGTCTGGCAGGCATAGCGCCATGCGCCCGTGCGGGCATAGAGCGGACATGTGGCTCTGGCATCGTCCATAAGGGTCAGGGCCGCCGCCAGCATGGCGCAGGCCAGAAAAGCCCGGCGCTCAGGCGGCAGCCCTGTTTTTTTGAGGTAGGGGCGCAGGCGGTTCTCCATTTTTTCCAGCGCATACTCGACCTCGCGCCGCCTCTTGACGCGGGCAGCGTACCCCGTGGCCACAACTGCCAGCCACTTGCAGATCTTTGTGTATTGCTCCGGAGCGGCCTTTTCAAAAATCGGCTTCCAGACGCGCAGGACATGGAACAGGACAGAGATGGCCACCTTGCACTTTTGTGCCTGGCGCAGTTCCGGCAGGTCGGGGATCATATCCGCCACGGCCCGCAGCTTTGCCCGTTCCTCAGGAGACAGAGCGCCCATGCTTCCTCCTACGCCACGGCTGCTGCCCGGCGCTGTCCGGCCTGCTGCAGGAATGCCAGCAGGGCACGATGGGTCATGCTCAGGCGCTGGGGCGGCAGACCGCGCAGGCGCACCAGATAGCTGGCTGTCTTGACAGGGGCCGCGGGCTTTGCATACAGTTCTTGAGACATAGTACTCTCCTTTGTGAGGGTTCAGGCCTCGGGCGGTACCAGCGCCCGGGGCCTTTTTTGTTATTCGGGGGATAGCTGGCGGTCATGGACCTCGCCCGCCAGCGCCACCAGCTGCATGATGGCCTCCACAGCCTCGTGGCTCAGGCGGCGCATCTCCTGCAGCTCTTCCGCCGTGATCTTGCCGTCCGCGATCTGCTCCGCCGCCGCCACGGCGAACTCCCCGAACTCGCGGATGCTGACGCTCAGGCCCGTGACAAGCTGCACCGGCCCGCCATCCGGGAGGCGCAGGGGCACGAAGGCACCACCGCGCTGCCTGGCCAGAAAGACCAGCGGCAGATCGCTCTCGCAGACGTCCATGAGCGGCAGGAGCAGCTCCGCACCCAGCTTGTGGCCGGGCTGCTGCGAGAGCTCGCTCATCAGGGTGGCGTAGGGCTTGCCCACCAGGTCCGCCATCGTGCGGGCATCCAGGCCAGAGGGGGCCGCCTTGACCATGCCGTGGACCACGGCCGTCAGTGAAGGATAGGGAGGACGGTTCATGCGAAAATCTCGTTATTGTTTGCGTGGTTCATTCATCGAAAATGCGATATGCGGACACAATGGCGCGGATCAGCGCGTGCGGGGCTTGGGGCCGGTGGGCACATCCTCGGCCCTGGGCAGGAGCTCCAGGGGGATGTCCAGCCGGTAGCGCAGGACACGGTGATGCCGCACGGGCATGCGCTCGTTACGCAAGCTCTTGCTGACGGACCGGCCAGATATGCCGAGGAATTTTCCAATAGATTCAAAGGTGATGCCGTGCTCCAGCATCCAGACCTTAAGCTTGAGGAAGCGCTGCTCTTGCCTGCCTGTGGGGGTTAAGATAAACTGCTGCATAAAATCCTCTTTTTGTTCGGCGGGGATATTGAATGTGTATGTATGTGGGGAAAATATGTATGATTCATACATATTTGTCAACGCAGATTCAGAGATTAAAATGAATAGAACAAATAATTCTGAATTATACGAGCGTGTTACGGCGGCGGGAAAATTTTTCGGCGGCCTGCCCGCATTCGCGGAGATGATCGGGGTCCAGTACCGCACCTTCCACGCCTACCTGAGCGCCAAGCGCCAGCACAACCTGTGGCCGCTGCTGCCTACCATGCTGGAGGCTTTTCCGCGCCTGTCGCGGCAATGGCTGTATTTTGGCGAAGGCCCCATGCTTATCGGGCACGGCACGCCCCTGGACAGGCCGGTGCCCCTGCAGGAGATCGCGGCCGCGGCCGAAGCCATGGCCGCCGAAGCGGGCGGGACCTGGGGCGATGTGCTGACCTACATCGTGGATGCCGCACGGGCGGAAGGGGAGAAGCGGGAGCCGGTGGCCGACAGCCGCCAGATCCAGGAGTTGCAGGAAAAGCTGCTGGCGGCGCAGGCAAAGATCATCCAGTTGCAGGATGAGCTGCTGACCAGGCAGAAGGAAGGGCACGCAGGCGCCCCCAGGGCCGCGCCTGTCCGTATTGGCGACAGTGCTGCCCGTTTGTAGGGTGGCGGCAGTAGGAGGGGGGGAAAATGGCGCTTGTCCTTTGTCCGGAATGCAAACGGGAGATCAGCAGCGAGGCAGGGACCTGTCCCCGTTGTGGCTATCATATAACTTCATCCCGGAGCCGTTTCTGGGCGAAGCTGTTCTGGTTTTTGTTCGTACTGTTTAACGTGTTTATGCTGCTATATGCATTGCTCACCGTAGGGCCGATGATCAATTTTTGGGATCACCCCGAGGTGGGCAGGCAGAATCGTCTGGCGTTTCAGGCCGGACTGAAAATGTGGGCCATTGGTGATATTATCATCGGCATGCCTGCCATCTTGCAGTACCTGCGTTCCAAGTAAGGGAGGGAAAACGATGAGGCTCAAGAAAATTTGTGCGTTGGCTGTCTCTTTGTTGTTATTCCCCTGCCTTGGCCATGCCCAGACCGACGGCCAGCAGCTTATGCAAAAGATGGCAGCCGCCGTGGAGCAGTCCGGCAGCAAGCCTTACGCCATGCCGCTGGATGAGGCGGAGACAAAAGCCTTGGTGGAATACATGAAGGCCAAGTACAAAAAAGAATTCGGCAAAGAGCTGACCGATTTGCAGGCTGCCGTCTGGGGCGGTAGCGCCTGTGGTCTGATTGGAGGCATGAGCATGATCAAAAATGCCTTCAGCGGAAAAGGCAAAGCGGCACAACAGCCCAAGGAAGCCCCCAAGCCCAATGTGTGGCCATCCGGCATCAGCGAATATTCACCGAAACTGCTCATGGAGAGTTTTGAGGGCAATCAGTTTGCTGCCGAAAAGGAATTGTCCGCCAAAGAGATTCTTGTCTGGGGCGAGGTGGATAGCCTCGGCCAGCAGCGCTACTCCCCCACAGGGACTTACTCTGACGGCAGGGATCTGCCCTGCATGAAGCTCAAGGGACTTTTCCACGCCTATTTTGAGGACACGAACGGTCTGGATCTGGCCAAAGTCAACAAAGACAATGCGGCACTGCTGCTGTGCAGCAAGATTCATTACGGCAAGTTCTTTGTGCAGGGGATGTGCAAGCCGGTGGCTGTCGGCCAAATGGACAAAGATGGCACATTGCAGCCAATCTTTGTGGACAGGCCGCTTTACGACGATCTTCGCAAAGCCAAATAGTACAAGCCCCCGCAGGGATGCCCTGCGGGGGCCGTTGTTTTTCTATCCCTCCACGCTCAGATCCAGATACCAGATGCGGCCGCCACGGCGGTGGCGGACGAAGCGTTCCTGCAGCAGAGCGCCCAGGCGTTTCTGGCTGGGCAGGGGCTCTTTGCTGCGGCTGTTCCACCAGACGCGGAAGCGGTCATAGACGGCCGCGGCTGTAGTCTTGGCGCCTTTGCTGCTCTGGCAGCATTCCTGCATAAAGTCCCGGATCAGGCCGGCTTCCCTGTCCGCAGGCAGAAGGGGCTGCTCCGGCGTGCTGGCCACCAGCTCGCAGCAGCGGCAGAAGATGCCCTCCACATCGGCCATGCTGGTGGCTCCCATGAGGCGGGCGCACTGCATGGCGCTGCCAAGGATGCGTTCCCGCAGGGCAGGGCGCAGACGCAGGGCCGCCGGGCTCAGGCCCACGGGCTGGCTGCCGGAGCGTCCGGGCATTTCGTACCGGCCCAGACGCCGAAGGCTGGGCAGCACTTCCCCGGCCAGCCATTTCTGGAAGGGCAGAGCACGAGGCTTGTCGCTGCGGGCCACGAAGAAGTAGAGGCCGGGCTCGGACAGCGTGAGCATATCCTGCTCTCCGCCAAGGGTGTGCATCCGTTGCACCCCCTTCCATTCTCTGGGCACGGCCTGCAACGCTCTGGATGGGTTATAGTCTCTCGCATAGCCCAAGGTCTTGAGAACATCCTTGGCCACGAACCACGGTTCTCCGGCGTCATCCAGATGCACGCGCAGGGGCTGGCCCTCAAATTCAAACAGCGGCAGGGCGGCATCAGGCATGGCGCACCTCTCCGGCTGTGGGCATGGCCACCAGCTGGCAGCCGCAGCCCAGGGCGTGCAGCACATCCGCATTGCAGCGGGCCAGCCGGTCGCGCTGGGCTTCCAGCCGTGCGGCGCATTCGTCCAGCAGCTCGGCGGCGGCTTCTCGTTCCAGCGCATCCTCACGGGAGACATAATCGGCCACCAGCCGCAGACGGGCAGGCAGGACGCGCAGCAATTCGCCAAGATCGCTGAAATCGTGGAACGTGTTCATGGAATACCTCTTTAGTTTGGGGATTTACGCGGAATAAAAGGCGGGAGCGAGGCAACGCTCCCCGGCCACTGAGAGGCCGCCAGTCCTCACGGATACTGGACGTTGCTCCGCTCCCGCGCAAAAAAGGCGAAGCAACGCTCCCCGGCACTAAAGAGGCCGCCAGTCCTCACGGATACTGGACGTTGCTCCGCCAATAGATAACCGGCACCACAGGCCAAAGGCCTGCCGGTGCGGATGGTGGCAGAAACAAAAACAACCGCACTTTTCGCCGTGTGGGGCACGGCAAAGGCGACGGTGACGCCTCTTTAGTTTGGGGAATTTCAGTGTGCCCGGATGGCCGCCAAAGGTCAAGAGGGCTTGTTTTGGCCGCATGGGGATGGTAACCGGTAATCAGATATAAGCTGCTATGGTCTGAGAGGAGGTCTCCATGTCTGATGCTACTGGCGGGCTGATCGTCGCGCTCGTTTCCTTGTTGCTGTTTGTGGTGCCGTGGATCTTGTGGCTCCGCAGCAGAAGCCGTCTGAACAAGCTTTCAACGAAGCACACCGTGCTGGTCAATGTTCTGGAGCAGACCAGAGAAGATCTGGGCGAAGCGGAAGAAAAGCTGAAAAGCACAGAACAGACGCTCCAGAGCGTGCAGTCCGCGCTGGCGGAAGATCAGGCGGCCCTTCAGGAGGCCCGCGGGCTGCTGGAGCGGTATCAGCCCATCATCGATGTGGAAGGAGAGGCCGCCAGCCTCAAGGAAGAGGCCGTTGCCGCACTGGCGGAAGCCAAAAGCAAGCTGGCGGATGCCACACGTCGGGCCGAAAGCACCTTGCAGGATGCTTATGGTCGCGCCGAGCTCATCGAAAAGGAGGCCCGGGCCAAGGCTGAAGAGATCGCTGGGGACGCGTTCCTGGCCCAGGGGCGCGTGAAGGAATACGAAAAGGCTTTGCAGGCGCTCAAGAACGCTGTGGACGGTTATGGTGATGAGTACATCAAACCGTCAGAGACCGTCCTCGATGATCTGGCGGAGCATTTCGGCTTTGCGGAGGTAGGCGAGAAATACAAGGAAGCCAAGGCACGGACCAAGGCCATGATCAAACAGGGCACGGCCGCGGAATGTGACTACGTGGAAGAATACCGGCGCAAGACGGCCGTGGCCTTTGTCATCGATGCTTTCAACGGCAAGACGGACAGCACGCTGGCCAGAGTCAAGACGGACAATCTGGGCAAGCTGCAGCAGGAGATCGAAGATGCCTTCGCACTGGTGAACCTGAACGGGCAAGCCTTCCGTAACGCACGGATAACCCCGGCGTATCGGGATGCCCGTCTGGAGGAACTTCGCTGGGCCGTGGCACTGGTGGTGCTGCGCGAGAAGGAACGGGAAGAGCAACGGGCCATCCGTGAACGCATCCGCGAAGAGGAAAAGGCCCGCCGCGAGTACGAAAAGGCCATGCGTGAGGCTGCCCGTGATGAGGAACGCTTGCAGGCAGCCATGGAGAAGGCCCGCAATGAGCTGGCCAAGGCAAGTGAGGAGCAGAAGGCCAAATATGAAGCCCAGCTGGCTGCCCTGCAGGAAAAATTGCAGGAGGCCGAGGCCAAATCGCAACGGGCCATTTCCATGGCGCAGCAGACCCGTTCCGGGCATGTGTACATTATTTCCAATGTGGGCTCTTTCGGTGAGGACGTTTTCAAAATCGGCATGACGCGCCGCCTTGAGCCGCTGGATCGTGTGCGGGAGCTGGGCGACGCTTCGGTGCCCTTTGCCTTTGATGTCCACGCCATGATCTACAGCGAAGACGCCCCGAGCCTTGAGAACGCCTTGCACAAGAAGTTCAACGAGTTGCGACTCAACAAAGTGAACCCCCGCAAGGAGTTCTTCCGGGTCAGTTTGGGCGACATCCGCGCCGCTACGCAGGAGATGGGCCTGACCGCCCAATTCACCATGCTGGCCCAGGCGCAGGAATACCGGGAGTCCCTGGCCATGGCCAAGCTGCCCAAGGAGGAACTGGAGCGCCGGATGCAAGGCCTGCTGGGCAGGGCGGAAAATCTGGAAGACGAATAGCTTTTGGGCAGGCCTGCTGGCCTGACAAAAAACGGCGGCAGGTGCGCGAACACCCGCCGCCGTGGGAACCCTCCGCGATCGGTTGAATCGCACCCTTTGGCCCGGCAGGAGTTGCACATCCTGCCGGGCTGCTTGCATTATAAAAGAGGATGAATGGATCGCATCTCAGAGTCATAGTATAACATTGGAAATTATAATGTTTATATGTATATAAATATATCTTGATATTTTTAATGTATGCCATATGGAAATGATTTGTCTGCAAGAATATATTTTTTTCAGGAAGTTATAAATAGCATACTTAAAAAATATGTTGATTTGCAAAAAAATTTTCTCTTCAGAAGTTGACTTCCTATATAGGCACCTTATTCTTGTCGCAGCATGTAGGCGTTGCTTGAAAAAAAAACGCCGCTGACCGGCCAGTCAGCGGCGTTCAAGGAAATTTGGAGAAATCTCCTCTTTTGGCGAGAGCAGAATCCACCACTTCATTTTCCTTGTCAAGCGTTCATGGGCTTTTGGCAAGGAGGTGCTGACCAATTTACATATTTCCTCTACTCGATCACGTCACGTTTTCTTGATTTTTCCGGAGGAAAATATGGTTAGAGAAACACATATTACGCCTAACCCTCAGGGGGGGTGGGATTCCACTGATACTGGCAATTCCCGCGCTTCCAAGCACTTTGATCGCAAGGAAGACGCTATGCGTTGGGGCCGCGAGCACAGCCGTAATATCGGCAGTGAATTCGTTGAGCACAACCGTGATGGACGGATTAGCCGTAAAGATTCGCACGGCAATGATCCCTGTCCGCCGAGGGGGTAGGAACCTATGTACGATCTCATCGATAGAACGATTGTCGCGCACATCAGGGACTATATCCAGAAATGTGGAGGCTGGCCTTCTGAATGGTATGTAGGTATTGCGACTGACGCCAGGCAGCGTCTGTTTGGCGATCATAATGTTGCCGAACACGGAGGCTACTGGATTTACGATCAGGCCTCCAGTGAAGCTGTTGCTAGGGCAACAGAGGCCGCTCTTCTGCGTGATGGATACAGGGGAGGTACGGGAGGAGGACGTGAACCCCGCTTTGTGTATGCCTACAAAATCACAAACTACACAAGCGAAGACTAGCAAATAGCTACTATTCAGGGCCGCTCTATGCGGCCCTTTCTCTTTGCTTCACAGCAGTCTGCCCTCCAGCTCCGCCATGAGGGCAAGAGCCTCTTTTTTGCCCATGCGCGGCCCTTCGTGTCCGGAGAGACGTATCCACCAGCGGTTTTTATAGCAGCGGACGGCGCTGACCGTACCGCCCTGGCTGGCGGTCAGGCCGCGGCACACGCCCGGCAGGAGCCAGTGCAGGGGATTCAGGTCCCGCCGGTTCCAGGCCCATCCGACCCAGTTGGCCAGATCCACGGCCAGCCCGCGCAGCCCGGCCTGCAGAAAGCGGTCCTGCCAGAAGACGCAGTCCTCGGCCCGGATGCTGGCCCCGTCATGCGCCCATGCCGCGAAGGCCCGCACCGTGAACCGGCTGCGGATGCCCCAGTTGCGGATCACGCAGCGGCGCATCAGCACACGCACACCATCCTGCGCCTCCGGAGCGCGTCGGCCGATATCGCGCACGATGCAGTCCTCCAGCACCAGCTCCGCGCCTGGGTCCGTCTCCGGGTAATCGCCGTTGCCCCACAGGACCCCTTTGCCCACTCTGGCCACGCGGGTCTCGCGCACCACGGCCCGGGCCCCGTCCACCCCGGAGAGGCCCTCGTCGAGCCTCTCCAGTGGCCAGCTGCCCAGATCCACCACACAGCGGCGGATGAGCACAGGCCCATCGCTGCCATAGACGGTAATGCCGTCACCCCCCGCGCTTATGGGCGCCGTGATGTACTGGTCCTCGATGATACGGCCGGAGCTGCCGGGCCCGTCATTGCTTGTCATCCAGAGCACCTCCCGTTGCATGCTTGACGCGATCCCGTTCTTCGGCCCGCTTGGCATTGTTGAACCGCTTCAGCGTGCCCACCAGGTAGCCGGTGATCCGTCGCACGCGCTCGAACGGCACGCCCTGGCCGCGCGCTTTGGCGGTTGATATCTCATGATCCATAGCGCCTCCTAGACGGCACGGGCCTCCGCCAGCACCGCCGGGAACGCTGGCGGATACAGAGCATCGCGGATGCCCCAGGCCATGGCAGCGGCGGCCTCTCGGGGAGCGAGACATCCCGTTCCCGTCCCCATGCCCGGGATGGCTACGCGCTCCAGCCCGGCATCCAGCGCACAGCGCACCGCAGCCCGTGTGGCCAGATAGGCTGGCTCTGCCGTCTCCAGAACGCGCGGCACACGCATGGTCGGCGCACTGATGCACCAGGGAATGGGCGGATAGCCCGTCTCCACCAGCAAGGCCTGCCCCACCAGCAGCTCGCCGTTCGCCTGCTCCCGGATCATGCGCTGGAGCCGCTGCTGGAGCTGCGGACCGAAGCAGCGCGTATAGAGGGCATCCAGACCGCCATCCATGAACCCGTAGCTATTGGCCGGGCTGACCACAGCCAGCACGTCCAGGGAGAGGATGTCCCCCTCCACCACCCGCACACAGTTGGAGAGATCAGCGCCGATACGCTCTCTCCAAGCTGCAGCCAGATGGGGCTGTACCGCACAAAGGACGATTTCCATGCCGCCTCCCTGACTTAGATCCCGGCGGGGAGATCAGGCCACGGGGTGGACTCCCCGCCGCCATCCCAGGGTGCGCCCTCCTGAGAAGGCAGATCACGCAGGGCCTGGCGGTAAAGCCGCACGGCCTCTTTGTGGGTATTCTCCAGCGGATAGTCCTGCATCAGCAGGTAGTCCGTGGCGGTAAGACGCCGGTCACGCTCGGCGCGCAGGCGCTCGAAGCGGGCCGCCTCGCTGTTGTACTCGGCCAGACGGACAGCTTCCGCCTCGGCGGCAGCCTGCTCCAGACGGGCCTTTTCTTCCTCCCACATCTTCACATACGGCGCGATCTGATCCGCGTAGCTGTCGGCGTCCAGGACTTCATTGTGGGGAGGATTTTTTTCACTGCCCAGCCATTCGATATGCCCCCCCTCCCCATCCCACTGGAGCGCATGCATCCCGTCTGGAGCCGCATACTCGAAGCACAGGGCGTATCCATCCACGATGATGAGGCGGTCAGCAGGGACAACGGTGACTCTTGCCATATCGTATCTCCTTTTTTTTTGCCGCATAGCGGCGGTTGAAAATGTCTTTCCGGCACTGTCGGGGACACGACCCTCACCGTGGAGCAAATCGCCAGCCATGGACATCAGACATACTACTTGGCCAATGATGGCGGGGGCGGAAGCGCCTGGCGCGTTGGGGAGAGTGGCAATTTCACCGGCAAGATCTCCACAACGTCAGCGGGAGGTTCCAAAGTCCATACCCACAGCCTGACTGGAATCAAAAGCGGCAGTGCCTCTTCACTCCCGCCGTACTATGCGCTCGCCTACATCATGCGATACGCATGATGTACGACAGGGCGTAGTACGGAGGCAGGTTGTTGGCCTCTCCGGACGCGCCGTCCAGTGTGTGCGTATGGGGCTGAGAGCCACCGGTATTTTCCGTTATTCGGATTGTATTGCCGGTCGCCTCCCATACCTGCTGGAGAGTTGCAGCTCCGATACGACCGGAGAAAGTCTTTATATCATGCCTGTGGCTGGCCAGCTGCTCGACCGTGAGGGTCGTGCTGCCCACAGTGCCGGAAAGACTGTGCGAATGGTTTGCGGAGCCGCCAGTAGAGCCAGCTTTGTAGGCATCAGATACCCCCATGATCATGCGCCCGCGCAGATCAGGTACGGTGCCGCCTTTTCCGTCGCTGCCGCCGTCACAGAGCACCCATCCGGTATCGGGCTCACTGCCGCCCAGGGGGATGGGGTGGCGGTTCCCCTCGCCGCCGAACGTGCCCGCGAACGCCACGATGGTCCCCGGGATGGCAGCGGAGACCGTCACATCCAGTGTGCCGTCTTCTTTGACAGACAGGCCGGATCCTGGTTTGACGATACCGGCCTTTTCCTTGGTGGCGACGGCCACCTTTTCCGTGAACAGTTGCTGGAGGGCTTTCCACAGCTGGCCAAGGTCTTCGCCGCTGGGCGTGAGGCCTGCCTGTTTGATGACCTCTACGATCTCGCGCTGGGGATGTTCCACGGCCTCGGCAGGCACGGCGCTGCCGCGTACCTTGCCGGGCTGGCCGGTGACGTACTTGGCATCGGGGTCCTGGGATCCGGCGGGGGGATTGTATTTCATGCTATTTTCCTTCTTCGTAGGTAAAGGTCAGCAGGGTGTGGGCCAGTTTGTCGCGCAGCATGACGCACTCCAGGGAGGCGGCGGCGCGCCAGTCCATGAGCAGCTCACCGCACAGGCTCTCGCCGCAGCGGAAGCGGAGCAGCCGGTCGCCGTAGACGATGACGTTCCACCACCAGCGGATCTCCGGCACGGCCAGATAGCCGATCTCGGGATGGGCCTGGACTTCCTCCGGCGTCAGGCCGGACGGGTCAGCGCACTGGTGGATGCCGCAGCAGAAAGGCCAGTGCTCCTCGATGGTCACGTCGTACTCCAGCGAGTCGGCCACGCCGTACCAGTAGGCCAGATCCTGACGTCCCTCGTCGCGCAGCTTTGCCAGCACGGCGCTGCGGCGCTCCTGCAGGGTGGTCCCGGCGGGCAGGCAGGCATCAGGCAGGCCAAGGACGCGCTCCCAGTCCTCCAGCCCGGCGATGGCGCTTGTGGGCAGGATCTCCATGAGCAGCAGGCGCATGGCCATATCCAGGCGCTCCAGCTCATCCGCCGAAGCCTGCAGCACCGCGGTCAGCACGGCGCCCGGAGCACGGGTCCAGGCCTGGCCCCGCGGCAGCAGGTGCTGGAGCATGCGCAGGTAGTCGGCAGCGGAGCGGGCACGCAGAGCAGTCTCAGGCATGGCTCTCCACCTCGCCTTCAAAGACCACCTGCGTGAGCCGCGGCAGGTAGGCAGCAGGCACCACCACGTCCTCGGCAGGCTCCAGCAGTTCATGATCCTGCTCGCCGGGGGTCAGGGACACCGCCTCGGAGATATGCGAGCGGTAGAGCACGCTGTCCGGAGCGCCCTCACGGGAAAAGACGTCCTCGATCTCGGCCCGGACAGCGTCGCGCAGAGCCTCCGTGTCCGGAGAGATGCGCAGGCGCACGGTCACATCCAGCGGCTCGGGAGCGAACACGGCCAGCTCTTTGACCGTGGCCGGGCGCAGCGGCTCGATGTGCTCCTGCACGCGCTGCACCATCTCTTCCGAGGGAAAAGGGTCCTCCTGGGCGTCACAGACAAAGCAGACGCCCACGGTGCCGATGCCCATATGCATGGGATAGCACCAGGCCCTGGTCACGCCAGGCACCTCCCTGGCCCAGCGTACATAGTCAGCCATGCTGCCGCCGCGGGGCGGCTGGCGCAGGCGTTCCAGGACCCGGGCACGCAGGGCATCGTCGCTCTCGGCATCCGCGCCGCCCGTCAATCCCCCTGTCTGCACCACGGTCACGCTCTCCACACCGGCGATGGGAGAGAGCAGCTGCAGCTGTTCCCCGGCGTCCAGGTTACCGGCGGCGCCGGTCTCCACGGCGATCACGCGCACCAGGGCGCTGCCGTCGGCGATGACAGCCCTGTCCTCCAGGGCATACTGCAGCCCACTGGCCTGATGCTGCAGCAGGGTCCCGGCCGGGATCACGGCGCCGTCCTGTCCGGCGAAGACCACGTCGCCCGCGGCCGCGGCGGCAGGCAGACGGGAGAGGTTCCAGACCCCGGCCCAGCGCTCCATGTATTCGCCCTCGGCCGTGTCCGGAAAAACCTGCAGGTAGAGCCAGGCCAGCACGCTGTGCAGCGTATGACAGGCCCCGGCCCAGACTTTTGCCAGCACCGCCAGCACGGAGCGGCGGAGCAGGGTGGCGCCATCCAGCAGGCGGCCAGAAAAATCACGGGCGATGCGCTCGTGCAGACTGGTGAGGGGCGGACGGTCCCAAGCCATGGCTGCCTCCTATGCCTCCAGCCGGACGCTTACCGGCTGGGCTTGCTGATAATCGTAGGTGAAACGCCACTCGCGGCCCGGGGCATCGCTGCCGGAGGGCTGCACGGCCACACTGATACCCAGGTGCCCCGGCTGCACACGCTCCACGCTGACACTCAGGGAGCTGACATGCCCCTCCCTGGTCAGCCAGGCCAGCGCCTCTTCGGCATACTGCCGGGCACGGGCCACCACGCTGTCCAGATCTTTCTCCCGCCAGAGCAGCCAGAGCCGGGAGCCGATGCTCTCCAGCGTCTGCTCGCCCTGGGCATCGGGCAGGCAGTCTCCCCACCAGCCTCGCCGGTCGCTGGACACGCCCACACGCTCATCGGGCAGGGGATCGTCGTCATGTGCCCGTGCGTCCGTAAACAGAGAGATGATCACCGCCGTCATCAGGCCATCGTCGCCCTGCAGGTCGGCCAGAGGCCCGGAGAGCAGAGCGTCGAACAGGCCGTTCTCCTGGTCAAAATGCAGACAGATATCCATGCTATCCTCCCACGGGGCTGGCCGTCGTATCGCTCCCGGCCTGTACGCCCGTATGCACATGCCGGTTCAGGGAGACGGCGCCGCCATTGCTTTGCAGATCCTGCGAAGCCACGATGCCGCCGGTGAGCTGTGCCGTGACGGCGCCGCCGCCCTGGCCGCCAAAAGCCAGCGCCCCGGTGGCAAACCGTGTACTGGCGGTCTCTACCTGCACGCTCTGGTCGGCCTGGATGCTGAAATTTTTGGTCTCAATGCGCACGTCATCCTCGGCCTTGACCACAAAATGCTTGGTGGTCACCTCGATGGTGCGCTCGCGCTTGAGGTGGATGCGGTCGCCTTCGTCCGTGTAGATCACCACCTCGCCGTTCTTGAGGGCCTGCACGCGGTAGCGTCGGTCATCCACGGCCAGCACCACGGGATGCGAGCGATCCGCACCCACGAACAGCACCACAGCCTCGGCCCCGGCGTGGGGGACTGAGGAAAAACCGTACTGCTGGGCACGCTCGGCATCGTCCAGGACCTCGCCGTCCAGCAGCTCCAGCTGGGTGGACTGCCATTTGTGGGCATCACGTACCAGCGAGATGACGCCACGCGCCACGATGTTGCGCATGCGGCGGGACAATCGTTCCAGAAGGCGGATAGTTTGACGGTCGCTCATTTGATGGCCTTTTGCCGTGCCGCGGCGTCTTGAGCCAGGCGGGTCTGCAGGTCCACTTCCTTCTCCATTTTGGCATCGCCGCCACCGCTGCCGGAGCCGCCCTTTTCCTCTTTTTTGGGCTCGGGCTTGAAGGCGGCCGGGTCGCGCAGGGTGAGGCGGGTGGTACTGCCTGACGTGGCGTCACGCCGGAACTCCACCCCGGCCACCAGCAGACGCTGGCTGATGCGCAGATAGGGAAGATCTACATCGGCCATCTGGTTGAGCTGCCAGAGGGGGCCGGACTGCTCCCGCCCCACGCCCTGCTGCCGGAAACCCTGCACCGTGGCCGTGACGGTCACGGCCCGGGCGGCCCGCACGCTGCATTCCCATGCGGCCCGCTGGTGCGCGTTGCTGCTGTCCCCGGACTGCTCGGCCCGGATCAGCATGGGCCGGTAACGCTGCACGGCCTGGTCGCGGTACTGGCCGCGCACTGCGCAGGCATCCTTGCCCCAGCCCTTGTCCGTGCCGGGCTTCTGCCCCTTGACGATGTAGTCGGAAAAACGGTCGGCCATGTCGAACCGCCCCTCGGCCGAAAGGATGTTCTCCCCCTGCCGCAGGCTGCCGCCGGCTGTGCCCGCTCCGGCCTTGAGCAGCACCATGCCGCCCTTGCCGTCCGGGCAGGCCATGAGCTCCCGCTGGCGCAGGGCGCGGTCCAGGGCCTCGAAGGCGGTCTCGCCTTCCTCGAGCTTGAAGCTGGCAATGGGCGCGCCCACGTCGCCCTCGGCCGTGACGTGCACCCCGAAGGGGCTGGCCAGAGCCTGGGCCAGCTGGAGCACGGTGCAGTTGAGCCACTGCCCGGGGCTGTGGATGGCAGCGCAGTCCACCAGATCGGCGCTCCTGTCGCGTCCGGTGACGCTGATGCCGTGCGCCGTGGCGGAGAATGAGGGGCGGACCTGGTCGATGTAGCCATCGATGACCTGCTCGCCGCCGATGAGGATCTGGCAGGCCATGCCCGCAGCGATGGGCAGCGCCTGGGCGCCGCCGATCCATTTGTCGGCCAGCGCGAGGGAGAATGTCCCGGCGATGGCATCCATCTGGCGGGTGACCTGCACGGAGGTCCAGTAGGTCCAGTCCACGCCATCGATGCGCAGGGTGATGTCGTCAGCCACGCAGCACCTCCAGCGGTTCTACCGGCACGAAGCCCGGATGGATGAGGCGGTTACGGGCCACTAGATCCGCCTCCAGGTCCACGCCGCCGCTCTGGCGGTAGCAGAGGGCCAGCGAAGGCAGCACACAGGCCGGGGTGATGGTCACCACCTCCGGTGCCCGCCGGGCGGCCTCGGCCAGTGTGGCCAGAGTACCGGAACGCAGGCTGGCCAGAGAGGCGGCCAGCTGGATCTCCGTGCGGCTCACGCTGCTGGCCTGCGTCATGTCCGGGATAACCGGCTCCAGCGCCGAAACTTCATCCATCGCATCAAGAAAATCGTAGCGCAGCTGTTGTGCCTCGCTCCGGCTGGCGGGCTGGGCCGTGGTGGCGGCACGGGCCGATTCCACCAGGGCCAGACGGCGCACCAGGCTCTCCACAGCCTGACCGTTGCTCTGGATCACCGCACGCTGGGAGCCCACGTTGTCCGGCACGGTCTGCAAAAAGTCGGTGCGGGCCACACTGGCCCAGCGTCCGGACACGGCCGCATCAGAGAGCCCGGACTGCCCGCCGATGTCCTGCAGCACGCTCCAGAGATGCTGCCCCACGCTGGCCAGCGGCATGAGGTCATAGCCCGTGGCCGCGCCCAGCAGATCCGCCACAGTGGAGACATCGCCGTGCATGATGGCCTGCACCGTGCTCACGGCATCCACGATGAGGCTGTAGGTCTGGCTGACCGCCCATTCAGCCTGCCCGGCCAGGCGCAGGACGCTGTCGAAGCTGTCGCAGGCCAGCAGGCCCGCCGTCCCCGCTTCCAGGCGGGCCCGGAGCCCCTGGTTGACGCTGGCGGCCGGGCTGTTGGGCTCGGTATCGCGGCAAAAAAAGAGCTGGAAGACGGCCATACCGCCATCCTGGGCGCTGTGCCGGACCTTGTAGGGGGCTGTCTGGCTGACCTGCACCTCGCCGTACCAAGGATGCACCAGCGTACCCGGCCCCGGCTGTTGCAGGGCCGCTTCCAGCGCGTCGCGGCGGCTCATGTAATCACTGCCCAGCACGAAGGCCTGGACCGTGAAGCGCCGCGGCGCACCGCCCAGATCTTCCACGTAGGGCGCCTCGCGCTGGGGGAATTCATGCGTCACCGTGCGGCGGCCCCCCTCGCTTTCATCAGCTGTGACCCCGAAGGACACGCCCCGGAAGCTGGCGGCCCGAAGCTGCATTTTCCACAGATCCATCAGATGGCTCCTGCGTTGAGGACCCCGGCCTCGGCCACATCGCCGCGCACGTCCAGGCCGCGGCCCTGGCCTTCGCCTTCAAGGCGCATGCCTTCGGGGGCGATGATGCGCACCGTGTTTTCCTGCCGGATGACTCGTTCACTGCGGGCCAGCTGCATCATGGACTTGGCGCCGGGCACCATGTTGAGCGGATCGGCCATGGGCAGGGTAGAGGTTGCGGCTCCCGAGGCTGTCCCTTTGCCGTCATCGTCGCTCCGGAAAATGCCGGCGATGGAGTCCAGCCCCTTGTCGAGCCAGCCCATGAGCTGCTGCCATCCCTGCTTGATGCCCCGGAGCAGCCCATCGATCCACTGACCGCCGATGCTGTAGAGGTCCACACCGGTGAGGGTGGCCACCAGCTCATTGAGTCCATCCATGACACTCAGAAAAATCTGCAACAGACCTCGTAACCAGCCCTGCTCGAAGGCCTTCCGCACGCCTTCCCCGTTTTTGTGGATGGCATAGGCAACCCCGGCGATGGCGGCCACGAACCAGCCTACGGGAGTGGCGAGCATGGCCATGCCCAGCTGGCCGAAGGCCAGAGCCAGCGAGCCCAGGGCCAGCAATGCCTTGCCGCTGATGAGCGCCACCAGCCCCAACAGCACATTGCTCCAGCCGCCGCAGAGGTCGGCCACGCGCTGCAACAGGGAGGCAAGCCGTTTCAGCCCTTCAAAAAATCCTTCCACAGAGGCCCAGACCTCGTTGAGGTCGAGCCCGTTCACCCATTCTTCAAATCCGGCGGACATGATGTCGCGCTGCACCTGCAGCCATGCCTGGAATTTGTCCAGCAGTTTGGTCAGCGAGGGCAGGAAGGCAGTGCCCAGCGTAAGACCAAGCCCCCGGAAGGTGGCTTTGACACGGTTGATGGCGGAGCCGTACTCGAGGGCGGACTCGAGGGCCTCATCCGAGAGGATGAGCCCCAGTTCCCGGGCCTCTTTGCGCATGGCCAGCAGGCCCTCGCGGCCATTTTTGAGCAGATCCAGGAGGCGGGCGCCTTCCTCGCCGCCCAGCTGGTTCATAATGCCCGCGGCCTTGCCCATCTCGCCAGCCTCGCGCATTTTTTTGACGCGGTCGGCCAGCTCCAGCAGGAGCGTATCCGCGTTTTTGAGCTCGCCCTTGGCGTTTTTGGCGCTGATGCCCATGAGCTGGAGCATCTCGATGTCGCCCTTTTCGCCGCGGGCCGCATTGACGGCCCGCTCCTGCAGGGTGAGCATCAGGCTGGCCAGCTCATCGGCCTCGGCTCCTGCCAGATTGGCAGCACCGGCGTACTCCTGCCAGTTGCCTGTGGACAGGCCTACCATACTGGCGAATTTGCTGGCCTCGGCGGCTGCCGTAGCAGCTTCGGCGCCCAGAGCGAAGGCGCCCCCACCGGCAGCGCCGAACAGCAGGGACAGGCGCCCCGCCAGAGCGCCCAGACGCTCCAGCCCCGCCTGTCCCTGTTGCACCATGCCCTGGAGCTTGTCCCGCACGTTGCCGATGCTGCCGGAAAGGCGCTGCAGGCCCGTCACCCGGGAAAAGCGGCCCAGGGCCTGGCGCGCCTTCTCGGTGCGATCCCGGACCCCGTCCATAGCCTGCTCGATGCGGCGGAACGGTCCGGAGACACGCTCCACGGCATTGATGATCAGGTCAAACCGGCTCTGCTTGCCCTCGGCCATCAGTCATGCTCCATGAGTTTTTGCAGTTTTTTGGTTCGCTCAGCCCACCAGGCCAGATCACGGGCGGTCATCCGCTCCAGCTCCGAGGGGGGCCAGTGGTACAGCCAGGCCAGCAGGGTCAGAGCGTCATCCCAGTCGGCTGGCCACTCCCGAAAAAAGCGCCGATAACGCCGGAGAGCTCGGTGAAATCGGACAGATCCATAGTGTTGAGCACGCTGGGCGGCAGGGCCACCAGGCGGGAGGCCACGGTGATGATATCGTCGAACGTGAGCTCGCTGATCTTGACGCCGCGCAGGTCGCCCGCCGTGGGGCGGCGGGTGATGCGCAGCTCGGTGATGGTCTCGGCGCCGTGGGTCAGCGGCACGGTCAGTTTGATGACGATGGGTTCCATATGACGCTCCCTAATTGCTTTCCACGGCCTCGCGCCGCGATTCGAAACGCACGGCGATCTCGCCCTCATCCGTGCTGCCGCTGCCTTCGGAGGCAAACCAGGCATTGGAGAGGGTGACCACCTTGCCGTTGTTGAGCTCCAGCGTGACGGTGACGTTGTCGGCCGTCACCAGGGTCGCCAGATCCAGCTCATCGCTGTCCGTGACGGCCCCCTCGATAAAGGCCACCTGCGGCGTTTCCTTGTAGCCATGCACCCCGTCGGCGCCGATGATGGCGTCACGTTTGGGCTTGCCCAGATTGTAGGTATAGGCGCCCTTGGCGTCGTACTGCTTCCCGTCCACCTTGACGTAGATGATGCCTGCCCGCCGATTGTTGGTTCCGTTTCCCATATTCCACACCTCCCCTTAGACGATGTGCCGGATCAGGGTCCCGGCCACCTCGAACTGGTTGACCAGATCAGGCCGCAGCAGCCAGTCCAGCCGGTTCTCGTTTTTGGCGTTGCGCTCGCAGAGCAGCGCCGCCTTGAATTGCTCGCTGCCTTCCACCAGCCCCATGGGCAGCCACGCATCCATGAAGCGGGCGATGGCTTCGGCCCGGCCCAGCTTGGGCGTCATGATGGGCTGGCTGGCGTCATAGCGGGCGGCATCGGCATCAGAGGCCAGCTTGTGGCGCGGATATTTTGTCCTCAAATAGTTGTTCCAGTCGTAACGCAGGTAGGAGAGCGTCAGCGGGCTGTTGAGGGAGAGAAAAGCCTTGTCCTCGGCGCCCAGGTCGTTGAGGCGGTAGGTGGTGATGCACTTTTGCAGGCGCACCGTGCCGTCCGGAGCCACATAGCGGGTGGATACGCCCTCGAAGAGAGCCTGATTTTTCTCGGGGAAGTCGGTCCAGCGGTCGGCCGGAGCCGGAGCCAGGACGCCCGGCACCAGCAGGGTGTTGAAGCCCCGGGCCGGATCGCTGTTGCCGTAGTAGGCGATGACGCCCGCCGTGGCGGCCGCGTCCTCCCAGGGAGAGGTGGGGCTGCCCTCGGAGGCGAAGACGGTCAGATGCTTGTCGTTGCGCTCGCCCGCGAAGGTGGTCACGTCGCCATAGCTGCCGCGCTTGACCACGATGGCCTGTCCGTCGATCTGGCGCAGGGGGCCCCAGCGGTCCGCCAGCTCATCGCGCAGGGCGGCAAGGCTGGCGCTGTCCGTCCACGGCCAGGCGATGACGTGGTACTGGTCGTTTGCCATGGCCGCGATGACCGGAGCCGGATCAGGATTGCCGGCGCCGCCGGTCATCTGCGTGAAGCTGAAGGTCAGGCCGCCGGGCTTGTCCTCATCGTAGTACGAGATGCGCAGGTCGATATCGTTGCCGCACTCGCCCTTGTGCCGGGCGGTCAGGCTGACCTCGCCACCACTGAAGGTGGCCGTCACGGGCAGGCTCTTGTCGGCATTGATGGCGTTGGTCAGATTCTCGGCCACGGCAGAGGCTTCCGCGGCAAGGGGCGCGGCGGCACGCACCAGCTTGCCGTTGATGTAGAGGCAGAGCGGCGCGGCGTTGACGCAGGTGCCGTTGATGGTCAGGGCCCCCTTGGCGGCCGTACCTTCCTCGGCATCCTTGACGCCGATGGCCAACATCTTGGTGATGCTGTTGGCATTGAGGTAGGCGGCGCACATGGCGGCCAGCTGACTGCCCTCACCAAAGAGGGTGGCGGCCTGGGCAGCGCTCATGGGACGTTGTACGGTCCCGGCCTCGGCCGTGCCGCTGTCGAGCATCTGCCCTACCATGAGCACGGTGTAGGGCATGAGAGCCGGATCATCAGACGCACCGGAGCCGTCGAATTCGGCATACGCAAAAGGCACGCGGACGGTATCGGGCAGGACGTTAAAGGCGATGGCCATTTAGACCTCCTTGGCAGCGGGCTTGAGCTGCACATCACCGTCCTTGAGACGGCGCAGCCAGAACGCGGAACGGGGGACCACGGCACCCGTGGCCGGGAGATACTGGCCGGACTGCGGATCAGCGATGCGCAGGGGACGGCCATCGCGCACGGCGGGCACGACAAGCATGGTGGTGGGATGGGGCATCAGATCACTCCTGGTCAAAGATTACCTGTGAGATCATGTCCACCCGGTCATCACCGGGGTGGACGTACCAGTCCGTGTGGGCCAGCAGAAAATCGGCCAGCTCCGGGGGGACCGTCGGCCATTGGTATTCCAGGTCGAAATTCAGGGCGGCCATGCCGTACTCGCGGGCACCGTCGGTCACGATGCCCAGCTCGGTGCCGGTGTGGGTGATGGAGAGCAGCGTGTCCGCCGGGTGGGTACCGTGGACCAGCGGCAGGGGCTCGGGCAGGCCGGCATCCACGATGGCGCCCATGGCCCGGCCGATGGCGTCCAGACGCAGCACGGCCCGCTCTGTCTGGAGGCAGAGGGCGTCCAGCGTATCGTCCACGGCCTCCAGCTCCCCGCCCAGCAGCTCAACGGCCAGGGAGATGACCCGCTCCTGCGGTTCGGGCCGCGTATCGGACTCCACGCGCTGCTCGCTGACGGTATAGACACCGGCCGCCGGGAGCTCACCGCGGAACCAGTGCTCCATGCGGTTAGGCCAGATCCGGGCACCAATGAGAGCGGCCAGACCGTCATGCTCGCGCATGACCTGACAGACGGCCCGGCGGATGAGCGTGCGGGGATGGACGCCGCCCCAGGCGAACAGGACATCAGACATGGGCGGCCTCCAGCAGACGGCATTCCAGCAGGCCGTAGCCGTCATCCTGCGGATTCAGGACGCGGTAGGCACGGCCGCGCACGATGACGCGGTCCCGGGTGGAGAGGGGACGCCCCAGCGCCGCCTGCACATCGCACAGGGGCATGTGCAGGGTGGGAGCCACGCTGACCACCGGCGCACTGGCAACGCCGGAGAGCGGCTCTGCTCCCGGGGTGGCGAACATGGCCCGCAGCTCGTGGGCGCTGCCGTCCTCGGTCACCAGGGTCACGCTGATCCCGGCGCCCAGAGGGGCCTGGAAGACCAGCTCCATGTCGCGGTGCAGAGATTTTTCAAACGGAGTCATATCGCTCATTTTTTCTGTCCATAGTTGATGTCGAGAAGGTCACCCAGAATGTGGTAAGCCCTGGTCTCATGGGCCAGGCGTTTGGAGAAATATTCGTTCATCTCAATCCCCAAGGCCTTCGCGACATTGGGAAGATTGAAAAAGCTCATAAAGTTAGGTCCATAGAGCATTTTTGGGTGTTCTTGTCCCGCGACACGCGCCCATACCTGCCCCTTTGCCATCCAAACAGCTGCGACAGGAACCCGGGTTCGTTCCTTCGTGCCCTTCTTACGAACATTGCGCGTCGAAGATTGCAGAATGTCCCATTTTCCGCCTGGTTGTATGCGCCTTCTTTTGTGCGCTTTGAGAACGCGAACGGAAACGAAGGTCTTTCCCTGAAGGGCACCAAAAGACGAAAGCGGAAGGCTGGCCCGTGCCCGATAGGAAATCACGCCTTTCTGCTTGGAAAGGGAGTTGACCTCCTTCAGTTTCATGGAGTTATCGACCTCATTTTTCTTTGCGTAATAGCGGTCGCGTATCTCCATAGAAATCAGGGAGCGCATATGGCCCAACGTCCTGTTTATGGCGCGCCTGGTTGCTACTTTGAGGCGGCAAGGACCCAAGTCGAATGTTTCGGCCTGATCATTCATCCAATCCCTTGCCGCATCGAGATTCATTTTCAGATCGATCTCAGGCATAGCTGATCTCGCTCTCCAGCATGGCCTGCATGACCTCGGCCCGCTCCTGGGCATGACCACGGACTACGCGCCAGTTGCTGCCCCAGAGGGTCACCCGTTCCTGTCCACGCAGACGGCGCCCGAGCTCCGTGGTACTGTACGAGATGCGCACCCGCAGGCGGGCATCCTGCTGGCCGATATGGTAGGCCAGCACCCGCAGGGTCTTGCCGTCCTCCGTCTGGAGCTCGCTGAAGCCCTTGTGGCCGCAGGCATCGAAAAATTCCTGTTCCGTCATCAGTCTTCTCCGTCACAGCGCGGTCTATGTTCCTTTTCCAGCAGGGTCACGCGCACGTTGAGATCCTCCATGCCGTCGTAAAATTCCTTGTGGGCCTTGTCGTTGCGTTCGCGGTCCGCATAGAGTGTGGGGCATTCACGCTGACGGGCCAGGATCTGGCGCATCAGTGCGATGAGCTCGCGCAGGCTCAGGCCGACAAAAAGCATCAGGAGGGCCCCCATGGCGGCAGAAACTTCCGCATAGGTCAGAGGTGCGGCCATATCACATCCCCAAGGTAAACAGGCCGGACAGACGCAGGAGCGGCCCCAGGATGAGCTGGGCCACATGCATGGGCCTGTCGGGATCAATGATGGTCAGGGCCAGATCGACAGCGGCCAGCAGCGCGAACAGACACAGGATCGCCGGCAGCGCCATACGCAGCGGCCGGGGCAGGCGCATCCGGGGGCGCGGTCGCCCATTCCAGCCGCTCGCCTGCCGGCCATCCCAGCCGCAGCCGTCCCGGCTCCAGCGGTCATCCTGCCGGCCACGGGGCATCCGGTCGCGCCTGGTATCATCATCGGGATCAGGACGGATCATGCAGGGTCTCCATGCGGCGCACATAGGCCCGCAGCGCACGTTGACGATCACGGCAGGCGTTCCACGCCGCCTCTACGGTCAGCACATAATCGACATAGGCCCGCCCGGCGTCATCCGCCCGGCCCGCGGCAATGGCGGGCAATACCTCCCGGGAGATGGCCGGGGGCGGACAATCTTCCAGCAACTCAGGGGGCGGGCTCGCCACGACCAGCCTCGATGGCGTCGAACAGGCGGTCATACTCGCCAAAACGCTGCTCAAGAGGCAGGTCAGCAGCAGCCTTTGCAGCACGGGCATATTCCCGCTCCTTTTCAGCCGCCTCCCGGCGGGATTTTTCCAGCTCGGACAGGGCGCTTTCCGCGGCCCTGGTCTGGGTCGTACCTATATGCAGGGACTCCCGCAGTTGTTCGGCCTCTTCCCGGGCCACTCCCAGGTAGTAGACGGCAAGCCCTGCTGCCAGCAGGGCGCCGACCAGCCCCATGGTCTGCAGCGGGCTCACCGGATCTCTCCCGACCAGATGCCCAGTGCTGTACGCAGGCACCATACGGACCGGCGATCCCAGCCCAGCCCGTACTTGGGATACTTGGAGCGTGTGCCGTAGTAGCGCAGGCGTTGCGCAGTCAGCTCCACCAGCAGCTCGCCGGGGTCACAGCGACCGATGGCCTCCCTGGTCTCGGCGCCGATGATGCCGTCCACGGCCACGGAACAGCCCAGCCCTCGCAGCGCCTGCTGCAGCAGCTTCGGGGCCGCCCCCGGGCCGGGGTTGAAGACCATGTCCGCGTAGATGAAGGCCAGCGCATCGGGCAGCAGGTGGCAGCCATTGCCGCGCCAGTAGACGCGCTCCCATACCTGGCGGGCGTCCTCGCGTTCCAGGAGACGCACATCGGCGGCATTGATGTAACCATCCCCATTTTTGTCCGGCAGGACATCCCGGTTGTAGTTGAGGGCCAGACCAAATTTGGTGGGCCCCCCCGCGTCGTCGGGGTCATCGGTGTAGGTGGCGTTGCCTTCCGCTCGCATGCAGAAATCGAAGGCCAGGTCTATCAGGCGTGATTGATCCATAAGGACTCCTGTGAGGGTCGCGTCCCCGGAGGCACGCGACCCGGTGCGAGGAGGGGTGGTGGGTTAGCTGCCCTGTTCGGCTGCGGCGGCAGCAGCGGCAGCCGCAGCGGCCACGCCGTAGCCAAAATTGATGCGGCAGAGCACAGTGGCGTCATTGGCCTGGGCATCGGCCCAGGCCGTGCCCACGAACTGCGTCCCGGGCGTCTTGGTCAGCGTGTTGTCACTGGCCAGGTACAGGGGGTCGCCCTGTTTGGGGGTCTCGCTGGCCTTTTTGGGCAGGGCAAAGACGCCCTCCACTTCGCAGGCCCCCTCTTCATTCGCCGGAATATCGGTACTGGCCACGGCCACCATGCCGGTGAGCACGACCAGCTCACCGCCCAGCACGGCCTTGCTGGGAGTATGGTGGATACAGCGGCCCATGGAACGGGAGTTTTGCATGTTGTCCTCCTTTGCTATGCCGTGGCCTTGGCGAGAGTGATCCAGCGCAGGGCCTTGGCGCCCACGTCCATGCGGACCTTGGTCTCGAAGCCATCGGTGTCGAAATTGTCGCGGCTCTCGATGTAGGGAGCCTGCACGCCGCCCAGGAAGAAGACCTTGACCGTGGATCTGGCCGCGGCCAGATACCATGTGGTCGCCGCATCCAGATCCAGACGGCGGTCATAGATGCGCCGGAAGAAGTCGCCGCCATAGGGATTATGGACCAGCGGCTGTGCCTGCGTGCCCACCACCGGCCCGCCGGTGATCTGCGTATTGAAGAACGACTCGCAGGTGGTCTTGAGGGCGATGGGCGCGATGAAGAAGCGGGGCTGGATGGTGACCACCCTGCCGAAGCTGTCCTGCTGCAGTTCCATGCCGGTGACCACAGCGCCCAGATTCTCGACCGTGGGCGCGCCGCCCTTGCCGGTGAACAGGTTGTGGTGGGCGCTGTCGAACAGGGGCTTGCCGTCCCCCATCTTGAGGGCCGCATCGATCAGGGCTGCGTAGGCCACATCACCCACCAGAGCGGCGCAGGCTTCGCCGTACATGCGCGGCATGTCGGTAAGGGCGCCCAGATCGTCGTTGATGATGGCCTGACGGGAGATCACCAGCTTGCGGCCGAAGGTCTCCACGCGGTATTCCTCGGCATTTTCAGCCAGACGGCCGTCGGTGTATTCGCCGTACTCGGGGATTCTCTTCAGCGCCACGTCGCCTTCCAGGCCCAGGGCCTTGCCCGCCTTGAAGTCCGTGGCCGTGCCGGTCTCGCACCAGTCGCGCCAGGTCTCGGGGGCCTGCTCGTAGGCCTCCATGAGCGTGCGGCGGCTGGTCTCCACCAGCAGCTGGGGCATGTCCGTGGTGGTCAGGGCGCGGCCCACGATGGTGCGGATGTCACCACCGGCACGCTGTCCGGAGCGGATCACCATCTCGCGGGCGATCTCGCGCAGGGTCAGGCCCTGCAGTTCATCAGCACCGGGAGCGGGCTTTTCCAGCCTGGTGCCGCAGCGCAGCAGCAGGCTGTCCTGCACGGCAGCACGGAAAGATTCCTTTTCAGTGCGGCCCACGCTCACGACCTGGTAGCCGGGCCCGAAATTCTGGCGCTGTGCCACGATGTCCTCCACCTGTTTGCGGGCACGGCCAAGGCTCATGCCCGAGGAAACCAGTTTGTCTTCCTGATCCGGGGAGAGCTGGAAGCTCCGGGCCAGTTCCCGGATACCGCGGATGCGCTGGCGCTCCAGCTGCTGGCCAAAACGCTGACGCTGCCCCGGGGTGAGGCTGGCCATGAGCCTGGCCAGCACGGCGCTGCGGCAGGCGTTTTTGTCATCACCGCCCTCGCGCTGGGCATCTTCCGGCTGCTGGGGATCTTCACGGCCCTCCTGTTCGGCCTCGGCTTCGTCCAGCAGGGCGCCCAGGTCGTCTACCAGCTGATCCAGCTCGGCATCGTCGAGCTGTTCAGGCTCCACCGTGGTCCCGGAGCCATCCGTGACCACGGCCTGGCGGGGCTCATCTTCAGGCGCAGGCTGTTCTTCAGGATCTTCACGCAGCCCCAGCAGGGCGCGCAGTCTGGCCGCGATCTTGCCGCGCTCATGCTGCCCGGATTCCTTGGACATGACTCTCTCCTTTTTGCCCTTCCGGGCAGGTTGCAAGTTGTTGATGGCGGAACGCATCTTGGCAAAGCTGTCCGCGCCGATGGGCACACAGGACAGCTCCAGGAGGCGCCACTGCGTGGTCACACGCAGCGGACCTTCGTAGGCGACCCCTTCGATGACGGCCACCTCGCCCGCCCGGATGCGCTGATACGCGATCACGTCGTAGCCCACGGACACATCGGTGAGATGCCCCTCCACCACCTTGCGGAACGGGGCCTCGCCGTCAGGCGTACCCGAGAAGACGGCCCGGCCCACCAGCTGCGGGCCCTGCGGTCCGTCTTCCACACGGATGCGGTCAAAGCTGCCCACGATGTCCCCGGCATGCTCGCGGCTGTGGCAGTCCAGCAGGGGCACCCGACCGGACTCGGGTATCTGGCAGCCGCTCATGAGCAGGACCTCGCGGATGGGCTGCCATTCCTCAAAGTCAAATACGGTGACGGGTGCCTGGGTGGAGGCCACCACCTCCACGGATCGGGCTGATTCGTCCAGCGTCAGCGGGCGCCCATCGCCCAGAGGGGTTGCACGGGTGACAAACGACATGGGGATGCCTCCTATTTTTCGGCGCTTTCGCTGGCGCCCAGCTTGGCGGGGTTGTTGGCCAGCCCGGTAGTCACGGCGCCGGTGGTGGCATCGATGCCGTGCGCGGCGCAAAGGCGGGCCCAGGCGGCGCGCTGTTCCACCACTTCCTCGGGGTCGCGACCATCGCCAAGGATGACCATCTGGGGAGACAGGATGCCCGCGTTGATGCCGTCGATCTGCGCCTTGCCGTCGCGCAGGGGGTCCACGCTGGGCATGCCTGCGGGTATCCACATGGCCCGCTGATGGCGGCTTTTGTCCTGCCAGTAGCCGGGCAGGTAGTCCTGGGTCAGCGCCTCGCAGTCCAGCCAGCGCCGGAACACGGGGCGGATGAGATGCTGCTCGGCCCGGAACTGGTGGGGCACCAGGAACATGGCAAAGTCGTTGCGGCTGGCCTTGCTGGTGGAATAGTTGATGGACGTGTAGTCGCCGGAGAGAATCTCGTAGGGCAGGTCCATGCAGATGGCGACCATGCGCAAGGTATGGCGCACGAAACGGTCGAAGCTGTCGCCCGGGCGCTGGCTGGGCGGCGCGAAATTTACCTGCTCGCCGTCATTGAGGTACTCGACGGTCATGTCCTCGAGGCTCTCCACCTCTTCGCGCAGCGCCCCGGAGAGGCCGCCCGGCGTACGGGTGAGCTGGGAGAACTGCGGATCGCCGCTGCTCACGAAGGCCAGCCACTTGGCGGTCATTTTTGCCGCGCCCAGCTCCGCCGAGGTGTAGTCGCCCATGTCCCTGGCCATGAGGATGGCCGGAGCAAAGGGCGTCACGCCGCGCAGCTGACCGGGACGCAGGGTCTGAAAACCGTGCAGCACGTTGAAGGCAGGCTCGCGCCACGTCCGCAGCTGGCGCTCCCAGCCGAAAACGGTCTGGAAATGATAGGCCAGGGGCTCACCGGTCCAGATGTCGTACTCGATGCCCTGCCAGATATCGCTGTCCGGTTCCTGACCTTCGATGCGCCAACTGGACAGGTTCTCCGGCTCGTAGATCTGCAGGCCCAGCAGACCGCGGCGCCTGTCCCGCGGGCGGGCAAAGCGCAGCAGGTACTCGCCGCACTCGCACTCCTGCCGCTTGCAGAGCTGCTGGATCTCGTAGAAGTGCAGGCGGCCAGCCACATCGGCATGCTCCATCCAGGCCCGGAAGCGATCCTCGATGCGCTTGCGGGTGGGTATGTCCGGACTCCCGTCGGGCAGGGTGGCCAGCGACTGGAAGCGGGCGCCGCTCCCCACGGTGAAGGCCACCATGGCATTGACGGCGCGGGCGAAGGGCGGGAAGTTGCGCACGAGGTCACGCACGCGGGCACGCATGCGTCCACTGTCCATGCCCAGCAGCTGGTTGAAATCCGCGTTGGCGGGCATCCAGTTGCCGATGCCCCGCGGACTGGCCGCTCCGCTGTAGCCGGAGCGAGCCTGCCGGGCCTGCCTGCCGATGCAGCTGAGGGGTGGCCGCCGGGCGGCCCTGCCGACAGGACGCATCATCCCCGCCCTCCGTTCCGGGCCACGCGCCGAGCCCGATAGGGCGCGATGCCGTCTTCCTTGTCCGCCTCGCGCTTGACCCAGTCCAGGAGGGCGCGGAAATCGTCAAGGCCGCGATAGGCGAAACTGCGACCGGCGATGGAGTAACTGCCGAACTGGCGGAACGCAGGAGACTGCAGGTCCTCCCGCATCTTTTCGTAGAGATCTCTCCAGTATCCGGGCATAAAAAAACTCCATGCAAAAATCTTTCAGACTTTTGCATGGAGTTAGCAGATTCTAGCGAGAGATGTAAACGATTTCCGATTTTGTCCGGTTTTGTCCTATTTTGTCCGGTTTGGGCCGGTCATCGCTGGGATGCACTGCGCAGGCGTTCGCCGTATTCACGGGTCGCAACAGCGATGACGCCGGAGCGGCTGAGGCCGAGTTCTTCTGCAACAGCGTCGATATGAGCGATAACGGAAGGCCTGAGAGAGATAGTGAGACGCACAGAGGCCGCTTTGACAGCCTCTACCGCCGGTTCAAAAGAGACATACTGCCACAATGTACCTTCAGATAAGGTATAGCCTTCTTCCCGTGCTTCCTGTTCATCATGCGTCTTGCAGGCAGCCAAGGTGGAAGGTTCAGGAAGCTTCTCGCCATCGGCAATCATTCCGGCCACATGCAGGGAGACAGCCTCCTGTGCCATACGCAGAGCGTCTTCAAGGTCCGTGCCCTGGGTGACGCAGCCGGGCAGGTCGGCAAAGGTCACGTCGTAACGGCCGCTGCCGTCATCATGCGGGTCAAGAGTTGCCACGTAGTACATAAAACCTCCTCGGAGGGGAGCAGGGCGGGCGGGGCCCTAGCCCCGCCGCAGCTTCAGACCGCTCTGCTTCTCGATGCTGATGATGGTCTTGATCTTCAGGTCCTTGTTGGGATGGGGAACCGTCACTTTTCCGGGGCGGTCAGGATGTTTGAAGTGCCAGTGATCACCTTGGGTCGCCACATGTTCCCATCCAGCCTCTTTGAGCATCTTGATGATTTCTCTGCTGGACAGCATCGGTGTCCTCCGTATCTGGATAGTGCCGTTTTTGAGGAAAAAAGGCAAGAATATTATGTAAAAATTACATACTTTTTACATAATACATGCCAAGTCCAGATACCAGATGCGGCCACCACGGCGGTGACGGACGAAGCGTTCCTGCAGCAGGGCGCCCAGGCGCTTCTGGCTGGGCAGGGGCTCCTTGCTGCGCTGGTTCCACCAGACGCGGAAATGGTCATACACGGCCCCGGCCGTGGTCTTGGCGCCCTTGCTGTTCCGGCAGCACTCCCGCATAAAGTCCCGGATCAGTCCGGCTTCCTTGTCCGCAGGCAGAAGGGTCTGCTCCGGCGTGCTGGCCACCAGCTCGCAGCAGCGGCAGAAGATGCTCTCCACCTCGGCCATGCTGGAGGCGCCCATAAGGCGGGCGCACTGCATGGCGCTGCCGAGGATGCGTTCCCGCAGGGCAGGGCGCGGGCGCAGGGCCGCCGGATTGAGGTCCACGGGCCGGCTGCCGGAGCGCCCGGGCATTTCATAATGGCCCTTGCGGCGCAGGGCGGGCAGGACCTCACCGGCCAGCCACTTCTGGAAGGGCAGGGCACGGGGCTTGTCGCTGCGGGCTACGAAGAAATAGAGGCCTTGCTCGGACAGGGTGAGCATGTTTTGCAGACCACGTTGAAGGGTCTGAACGGAATAGACCCTTCGCCACTCCGCAGGCACGTGCCCGATGGTGGAAATGCCTTTCCACTCGTAATCAAGAGCCAAAGCGGCATCCTTGGCCACGAACCACGGTTCTCCGGCGTCATCCAGATGCACGCGCAGGGGCTGGCCCTCAAATTCAAACAGCGGCAGGGTGGTATCAGGCATGGCGCACCTCCCCGGCGGTGGGCATGGCCACCAGCTGGCAGCCGCAGCCCTGGGCGTGCAGCACATCCGCATTGCATCGGGCCAGCCGGTCGCGCTGGGCTTCCAGCTGTGCGGCGCATTCGTCCAGCAGCTCGGCGGCGGCTTCTCGTTCCAGCGCATCCTCGCGGAAGACATAATCGGCCACCAGCCGCAGACGGGCGGGCAGTGTATGCAGCAGGTCGCGTAATTCACTGAAATCGTGGGACGTGTTCATAAGGCACCTCGTGTGTAGTTGGGATTTGGGTACAAAAAAAGGCAAGGTGACGCTCCCCGGCTACACACAGCCGCCGGTCCTCACGGATACCGGACGTCGCCTTGCCAATATGTACTCCACACCCAGGAGGTGCGCAGATGGCAAAACAAAAAAGACCGCACTTTTCGCCGTGTGGGGCACGGCAAAGGCGACGGTGACGCCTGTGTGTATTAGGGGAATTTCAGGGTGCCTGAAGCGGGGAGAGGTGTCAAGGGGCGGGAGAAAATCGTTGCTCCGCCGGAGGGGGCTGAACGGAATAGACCCTTCGCCACTCCACAGGCACGTGCCCGATGGTGGAAATGCCTTTCCACTCGTAATCAAGAGCCAAAGCGGCATCCTTGGCCACGAACCACGGTTCTCCGGCGTCATCCAGATGCACGCGCAGGGGCTGGCCCTCAAATTCAAACAGC